ATTCATGTCTCTCATAATCTAATCTCCTTTCTTAGTTTACTTGCGGTTCGAGAAACGGAAATAGCACTCGTTGTCGCGCAATGCCTTCTTCAGACTGGCGGTAAGAGGGGGCATACGACGCTCCAGAACGGGCTTCTCCATGCAGTTCCAGATGTAGTCGATGTCGATGGCATAAGCATCGGGGTCGAGTACGTTGTCACAATAGGTCAGACCGTTGGGAATGACCTTTACCAGATTGGTGGTCACGGCATCCTGACCTTCGCCCGTGGTCGTAGTCTCACATTCTGCCAACACAGCACCCTCCGTTACGCCTGTTACAGCATCAACGGTAAGTACGTCAACATCGCTGTCGCTACTGTCAATGGCAGAGACGGTGTAAACGTTAGTGGATGACTGAGTGAGATCGTCACCTACGACAATCAGTTTCATGCCTACCTTGGCAGTCGTACCAGTCTCAAACTTCTCTACGGTAATCTTGGAGTTGGCTGAGTCAACCGCCTTTACCTTGAAAGTATAGAGAGGAACGATGGTGCGAGCCTGTTCATCGGCATAAACGAGAGTACCAGCCGCCATCACATTGGGATAGGCAGGCATCAACTTAGGGTCGCACATGAAACCACCGACGGCAATCGTCGGCTTGCCCTCGTAGCACTTGCGGACACCACCAAAGTTCTTACTGAACTTAATGTAGTTGTTGTTAGTTCCTTGTCTCATGTTACTTTGAGTTTGCGTTGTTAATCTTTGTGTTGTTTTGCCTTTGTCCCCTATGCTGCAACACCGTTGCAGCCCTGTCAACTATGCTGCAACACCGTTGCAGCTTCTAAACAAAGGTCTTCTCCATTTCGGCGGCATAGTTCGCGTTGTCCTTTGCCTCCTTCTGCAATCTGGCAATGCGCTCCTTTACGAAGTCTGTGCCACCACCGTTTCCTCCAGTGCCATCGCCACCGAAAGGCTTGCCGCCATCTGCGTAGTAACGCTTGTAGCGTTTCTCGTAGGCTGCAACGGCGGCCTGTTTCAGACCCTCGAATGTCGGATTTTCGCCGTATTCGATATCATCCAAGGCATCGTCAATACAAGCCTCGTTGTTTGCCTTCAGTGCGATAAGATAGCTGTCATCTTGCCAAACTCGCTGTCCGCGCCTGTCAGGCCTTCCAGTGCCTTCTTCACCGCATCCTGTACTTTCGTGTCCAGCTCGTCGGCTGATGCTCCACCGTTGCCACCAGTCCCACCACCATTCTCCGGGTGTTCCCGCTTGTAGTCCTCCAACGCCTTGGCTACCGCCGCATTGATACGGCCATCAACATCTTTCTCATGCTGGATGGCGTACTCCCGGGCATAGTCTGACTTGAACTTCTCTGTGAATGTCTTCTCGTCGAAACGCTTCTGCCCCGCAAACTGAATCAGTGTGGCTACGGGCAACTTCCACGTCTCGTCGGTAATCTTCGAGTCGTCGGCAAACATTGGTAAGACACTTTCGGCAATTCCGTCAAATGTCTTGTCACTAATGACCTTCGCGTTGTCTTCTCCAACCTTGGTCCTCAAGTTCTGAATGAGAATGTCTTTCTCCATGTCGTGTTTGTGTTAAAGTCGTGTTTGATAGCGTTTTTCACTACCGTTTTGTAAAGATTTTCCACAAATTTATATCGTAGCGAGATTTGGAAGGACTTTCTATTTTGGTAATCTTCCCTTTACCAAAGAAAATCCCTTTGTTGCAATGTTTTACATCTACCTTTGCGTCAAAAATGTAAAAGTGTATGAGCGAACAAAACGGTTTTACAGGACTACACACAATGGATGAAAAAAACATCTATTCAAACAGATACATCGAACAACTGAGAGCCAGGGAGAGTAGCAAAAAGAAGTCTGACTGCTTCATCGCACATAAAGGCGCACAGGAGTTCGGACTGGGCTGTGTGGCGGACATCCTCATTTTTGGAGGCAACAGAGGAGGAGGAAAGGCTAACACGTATGCGACACCTGTTGCCACGCCGTCAGGATTCAGAATGATGGGAGACCTCGAAGTCGGAGACCTCATCTGTACACCGTACAATGGCGTGCAAAAAGTGAGCAACATCTTCGAGCAAGGGGAAAACACGGTGTACATCTTCCACTTCGACGATGGAACAAGCTTAACATGCATGGATAATCATAGGTTCTGGGCAAGGACGAACAGCTGTGAGGACTTTCACGAAATGACGGCAAGGGAAATCATGGATAACTATGCCATTGACAGACCTTATCCGTTATCACTACGATGCGGGAAGACGGACTTTGTGGAAATCCCGCTGTGCGGAGAAGTGGAACTGAACGAGAAAAAGACGGCGATTGACCTGCCATTACACCCGTTCATCCTCGGCTATATCAGCGGGACGGGGTTCTGGAACTTCGTGATGCATGGGGTCAAACTTACCAAAGACAAGTATCTTGCGAGGAAGTTCTTCACTCTTGGATATAAAGTAAGAAGAAACAGGACTGACGGATTTTACTACCTCAGAGGGCTATCCGATGAAAACAGGCGCAGGATAACGTGTAGCAGACAGGAACAGCCTGCAAGAATACCCGCTGAATACAAGACGGCATCCGTTCAGGCAAGATGGGAATACCTGCGAGGTGTCATGTTCCAGAACGGGCGTTCAATGCACAAACACCCATACCTCGCACTCCCTAACAAACAACTGATTGAAGATGTGGCGGAAGTAGCCCGATCTCTCGGCATCTGGGCAAGAGTATCACAAATCGAAGACGACCCGGAAAGAATCGGATATTGGAAAGTTTCGTTCGTCGCACCTGACGACGGCGATTTGTTCGCAAGAGCGAACTTCAAGGCAAGGGCACACGTCAATGCCGAAACACCTAAGAAACTTCCCATTAACCCCATTAAGCCCATCATCACGAAAAAACTCCTTTATATCAAGAAAGGAAAGACAAAGCAGAACTGCCGATGCATCACCGTCACGGGCAGAGACCATCTGTATATGACCGACGGCTACACCATCAACCACAACACCGTGACGATGTTGATGGAACCAATGTACGACATCATGAACAAACACTTTAACGGCATCATCTTCCGAAAAAACAAAGATGATTTTGAAAACATCATCAATGAGAGCGCAAGGCGGTTCTCCCGACTTGGAAAATACAACAAGTCAAAAGACGACATGACATGGAACTTCAAGACGGGCGCAAAACTCGGGCTTTCACACTATGATATGACAATGAGCGACTTCGAAATTAAGTACAGGGGACAACAGTTTCCATACATCGGTATCGACGAACTTCCGCAAATGCCGTATGAAATGTTCAAGTTCCTGATGACTGTTAACCGAAACACACTGGGAGTACACTCGCGCATCCTCGGAACCTGTAACCCTGACCCGCTCTCATGGCTAAGAAAGTTTCTCGATTGGTGGATCGGAAAGGAAGATACAATATACGCCGACGGAAAGACGCACCCCGAACGTAAAGGTTTTGCCATTCCTGAACGGGACGGAGTGGTGCGATACTGCTATATGCCGGACGATTCTGTTGACAACATCATCTGGGGAGATACCCCGGAAGAAGTGTATGAGCAATGCAAAGAACTCATTGATGATGCCTGGGACCCCGATTGGGAACAATACGGCTATACCAAGACTTCTTTCTTCGTCAAGTCGGTAACTTTCATCAAAGCAAATCTGAAAGACAACAAAGCACTGCTGAAGAACGACCCCGGGTATATAGCATCGTTGCTTAACCAACCACCAGAAGTCCGGGCAAGGGAGTTTGACGGAAATTGGGATGTCATCAAGATCGGCGGAGATATAATCCAGGCACACCATCTTGACAAAATCTTCCAGAACGCACAGATGCTGGGCGACAAAGTGCGACGGGCAACCTGCGACGTGGCGGGCGACGGAGGCGACAACTGCGTCACATGGTTCTGGATAGGACACCACATTGCCGATGTCTATGTCTGCCAGAGAGACCCCTTTACTACAGTAAGCCTTCTGCAAGCAAAACTACAGGAATGGGGAGTTTTGGAACAGAATTTCGCTTACGACTTGAATGGCATGGGGCAAGTTTTGAAAGGGGCGTTTAGTTTGCCGAAAGAACACAGCAAGGGGGATGGAGCATTGAGCCTACACTGCTTCGCAGAAAGTACAAAGTCGGAAAGGAAACGAAAACACTTTACGACATTCTGCAACTTGAAAGAAAATGCGTAAAACAGGATATGTCGAAAGAAGAAAAAGGATGGTGCCTTATCCACAAAGAGCAAATGAAGAATAAGGCGGTTGTCGGACACTCGCCAGACTTCTTCGAGGCTCTATTCATGAGGGAAATCTTCGACATCAAGCATACACAGGTGGTCATCCCGAAATGGCTCAGCAAGAAACATAGAGGCACCAGCCGAATCCTGACCGTCCGCAAAATCTCCTGACACACACCACACAGCGCAAAACTTTTTCGTCATTTGCCCGCGCTACCAGCGCGAAAAGATAATATCAAAATAATTACAAAAATATGGCCGAAAACTTCACACAAACACAACTGCAGTTAAGAGACATCCTTACAAAGAAGCCTTTTACCCGAGTATTGCCCGATGGCCACTACGACCACGGTTACATCTGGAACAATGTTTCAGAAGTGCCCATAACACACGACACACTCCACCGGAAGATTGTTACACAGGAGGACTTCCTGCGTGAACTTGACCCGGCAGGACACCTGATTAACGATAAAGAACTCTTCCCCGATGTCTGGCAAAAGAATGAGGAAGACGGAAAGTGGTATATCCAGGAGATTCCTCGTTACGCCTTCTCCTTCCAGCAGATCATCCTCGTTAAACACCTCACACACCTTTGCGGCAACGACATCCAGTTTGAACTCTCCGACAAGAATATTACCAAAGAAACTACCAAAGTGTTCAATGCATTCCGCAACGGATGGGCAAACAAGAACATGGAGGTGGCATGGTATCAACTGGCAAAGTCCGTAAAGGCAACAGGCGACGGGGCTTTTGTCGGATTCCTCGACAAAGGAAAGTTCGGATGGAAAGTCTTGTCTTTCCTCAACGGAGACAAACTCTTCCCGCACTACGACCTCCGCACAGGAAGACTCAACACTTTCGCACGCACATACTGCAACTACTCGGAAGATGGAAGCGTAACAAAACGATACATCGACGTGTGGGATGATACATACTACTATCGTTTCGTGGCTGACGGCGACCCGTGGAATGGATGGAGGCACATGGCTTCGATGAGATTCCTGTTGCATACCATCGTGACGATAACGGACCGTGCTGGACGTTCTCGGAAGAGACAATCGAAAACTATGAGATTGCTTTCTCCAACCTCGCACACGCCAACCACGACTTCGGACTCCCTATCATGTATGTCAAAGGGGAAGGCAGTGAGGAAGTAACTGCAAAGGATATGTCCTATGCCTCCAAAATCATGGTACTGCCCTCGGACGGCGAAATCGGTTTCCTCAACCGTCAGGATGTCTCCAATGCTTACAAGGCAGAACTTGACAAGCTTGAAGACAACATCTACAGACAGTCTTTCGCCGTCAAGACACCTGAACTGAAATCCGGCGACACACCTGGCGTTTCACTCAAAATCATGTATTCCGATGCCTACGAAAAGGCGATGACCGACGCACAGGAATACGATGCCCCCGTTGACAAGATGATTGACATTTTCACTTGGGGCTACGGCATTGAGTGTGAAATGCGCCTTGCTTTCCTCAACACCAACATCCGGCACTACGTCGAGCCGTATATCCACCTCAACATTACCGAACTGACAACAAACCTCAACACCGCTGTCATTGGTGGTTTCCTCTCAAAGCAGACTGCATCCGAGAAACTGCCATACTCCACACCGCAGGAATGGGAACGCATACAGGCAGAAAAGAAAGCGGAACAGGAGCATGAACTGCTGCTGACAGAACAGAAACTTGAAGTACAGTCGGAAATCGCCATCAATCAGGCAGAGGCTCTTGCTGAAATCGAAGCCGATTACACGCAGGAAACCACGACTTCCACATCGACCGACGAAGAAGGGAACAAAACCACGACGAAAGGACATGCAAAAAAAAGAACGAAAGGAAGCGTGGCAACAGCACATGGACGAAAGAGCAGGAAAGGGAAAATGTGGGACGAAAACGGAAACGAAATAGACCCCACAACGGGAAAGGCAAAATCTAAGTGGGATAAGTGGAATACAACTCACTAAGTAGTGTGCAAAGCGGTTTCCCCGCTTTGAAAAGAAGTTCAATATGAATAATACAATCAAAATATCCCTTGACACGTCACAATACAGACTGCCAACCCGGCAAGACATCACTTCCGCTAAGCAATTCATCTTGCGACGAGAGGAATATGCCCGCATACTACAGGCGAAAGCGGACGAGGCACTGGCCAACGCAGCACAGGAAATCATCACCATCTGCTACAAGTACAATGTTGACCCGAAGAAGTTTTCCATCAACAGCCGGTACAACAAAAAGATGATGGATGAAATAGCGGAAGTCATGGATAAGCTCGAACAGGAAATCCTTGATCTCATCTACAACTACTCCCTTAGTGCGCTCGCTGGTTTCCCCAGCGAGAAAAGAAACGCCCTCGCCGCATGGATTGCCCTCCTCGGACGAGGCAACCGCAACCTGCAAGACACCCTCGACACCTACCTCTACAAGTTCCTCAAAGACATCGAAGCCGCCACAGCAGCACTGAAACATGCGGGTGTTGGTTTACCCAACGCCATCACCAGACTCAAAACGCACCTACACACCATCTACACCATGCCAGAAGTAATGCTTGCATTCAAAAAGGCATCCGATTTCAACGCTACTTACATTCAAACGAAGGGAGTACACAAAGGTGCCGTCGGTCTCTCCAACAACGGCAGCACCAACGTCGCCAATATGGCAAAACTCACGCTTCAGATGGCTTGGATGAAAGCAAAGTCGATGGAAAATGAGGAAAATGGTGCTGCCGGCTACTACGTCATGCGCGGAAGCAGTTATCCTTGTGAAACATGTGACAGCATGGCCGGATTTCACAAAATGGAAGACACAGAAGGCTATCCACCCTATCACGGACATTGCTGCTGCTATGTCATTCCAATATACAAAATATCCCAATAAACAAAAAATTTGTCCCGTATGTTGCTGTATCACAGCAACCCTAAAAAAATATTATGGAACTTTCTAAGCAAAAACAGACAGAAGCAAAGAAACTGAACGTCACAGTACAATACCTTGTCATGGCTGACCTCATGGCGGTCGGCTATTCCCAAAACGATGCCTATGCCATTGCCTACCCGGAGAATGAAGCCCTCTCCGTCCAACAGAACAACAGCATTCGCAACAACATCTTGGATAGCGTCAAGTTCAAGAAGCTCTTTGAGTCCAGACGCGCCAGAGTGAAAGAGGGCGTGGCTGCACCCGTACAACTCGAAGAGGTGGAACTGGTAAGCACGGAAGAGGTAATGAAGGAGATCCTGAGATCAGCAAAGCAACAGCCAGTTGGCTCAAAAGAACGGGCTGAACTCTTCGCAAAGTACAACGAAATCAAAGCCAAGAACGAACAAGGTACTGAAGACGAAACGGACACCATCAACTTCTTTTTTCCTTTGAAATGCAACCAATGCCCCCTACTCTACGCATACAACGAATATCTGAAGGAAAACAAGCTGCAAGAGGTACGACCCGTAGAAATGGGAAGGATCATGAACATTTCACACAAAATCATTCAGGCGGCGATGGATGCAGAAGAGTAATTATGGAAATCTCCTCAGTGTGCAAAGCGGTTTCCCCGCTTTGATTAGCCACAATTAAAAAAGTGGTCGTTTTCGACCACTTTTCCGTAACGTTCTAAAGGCATCGATTTCGATGCTTTTTTATTTTTCACCGTCACCGTTGAGGATTCCCATTGCCTCCTCTGCAATCTCTTCCTGATGGAGGTCTTGCTCGGTAGGCTCGTTTTCCTTGACATGCTTTTCGTATTCCTTGCGCCACACAAGGAAACGCTCAATGGTGTCTTTCGCGCCTGCCACGAAACGTTGCCCTTCTTCGGTGTCCTGCAACAGAGTGGGATTGGCGTATGCTGCCGCAACCATTTCTACACCATGATGGAAGAAACCATTGCAAACGCTCGACACGTAGAACATGTTTGACAGGGCGGCACGGATGAAACCTTCACCACGCCTGCGCTCTTCCATGTCCTCGCTCTGCGACCATTGGTAGGAAACAGTCAACATACCGAACATTTTAAAAGTCTGCGGAATACGGACGCTCCACGCGCCGTCAATGGTGCTCACATTGATGCACTCCACGTTAATCTTGCCCTTGCCCTGACCAATAACTGTATGAGACTTCCACAAACGGAAGTTTCCCATACTCGCAGGTCGTCCAAAAGGAATACCCACGCTCACAGATTGTTGTGTATGTTGCGATGGCATCGCAACAGTCTTACCTTTCTTCTTTTCCATCGTCTATAATATTTTCAAGTAAAAACTTTCTCAATTGTGATTCACTGGATTCTTCGGACGTTTATCAACATCTATGACCATATCTACAAACTGTTTGTGAAAAAGCGAGCATGGATTCTGGTGAACCGGTGTCAAACTGAATTGGCTCAAAGTATTTCTTCAGGTCAACTTTCATCACATACTCCTCTTTGCGAGGTTTGATGTTGTTCTTGATGTACGTCTTTGCTCCAAACTTCTCATGCTCTTTCTTGAGGTCTTTGATATGCTTGATGGCATCAGTCGTGTCAATGTCAACACCGATGGATATTTTCTTTCCGCCCTGTTTGCTTTCTTTCTCATTGAGATAGTCCAGTTCCTCGCTGACTTTCTTGCACCGATAGAACAATTCCAAGTCAGAACTTTTGCCGTTATCCATCATGGGTACGGGACAAACATGTTCACCACGTAACACACGCTGACACCGTTCCATCTGAAGATAAGCGAGAACCAGTTGCTCCCGAACTTGATCGGGAGACAACTGATTCACAAATGCGGCAAATCTCTTTCTAAGTCTCTTATTCTTACCCATAGCAAAAAAACTTTACTAAGAATCAGAATTCTTCGGACGACCGACCTTTTTCTTCTCCGATTCGGCAGATGCGTCACCTGATTCTGGAGCCTCAGTACCATCGGCATCATCGACTACAAACGTTCCATCCGATTCATCGGGTGGTGTTTCAAGAGTACCAATGGCACCATCTTTTTCACCTTGCTCCTGCTCAACAGCACTGCGCTCATCGGTTTCCCCGTTGAGGTTAGTTGCGGTCTCTGCCACCTCCTGTTTTTCTTTTTCCTCGGCTGTCATGCCGTTCTTGTTCTCGGTAGGCTGAGGCTTTGCCGGAGCACCACCAGAAACATCATTCGACAAAACGGTGAAAACACCCATGTCAATGGTCTTTGGGCTTTTCTGCCCTACTTGTATCTTTCCCATTGTAATAACAAATTTAATTCAACATTCTAATTCGGAAAGGCAGGACACCAGTCTCTGACCTCGCCAGTCACAGCGTCGATAAACAGAGGATTGAACACGTCGCCGACAACCCACTGCGCATTGCACGCTTTCGGTCCTATAGGATAGCGCAGCGAGAGGGAATGAGCCTTTGGGAGTATGCCATTCCATTCCTTCAGTCGTTGCAGGGCATCCTCGGCTGTCACCTTAATTTCCTTGTTGTTCAGACTACCGTCCTCAATCCATAGGTCATGAATCGGCCACGGGAAGATAGTGCCTTTCTGCACATGCGAAGATACGAACTGCACCACAGGATCGGGAGCGAACAGTTGGAACACATCGGTCACTTCCACAATGTGCAGGTCGTCCAGTGTCTCAAACGTGATTTCGTCATTAAGCGTAACCTTGGAGTTGCGCCAATCGTAATCAGCACCGTTCAGCGCGTACATCGTCTGGCGATGAAGAGCCTGAATGTGAGACACACCAGCCGTGAAATCCTGTGCAACACCATCATAATCGTGGTACACAACTTCTTTCGTTTCCTGCTTTGCTTTGTCGGAATGACAGGAGGAACACCCCGTGAGTGCAACACTAACCAGTGCCAGCAAACTCATAAAGATAAACTTCTTCATAATAAAATGTCTTAAAGACGTGTGATTACTTTTCAAGGTCAACAATGCGCTCGTCGAGTATCTTTCCGTACTCACACATAGCATCGTACTGTTTCTTCAAGAGAGACTTTTGCGTTTCGGTGACAGAAGCAAACTTTTCAGAGCCGATAAACTCACCAAGTTTCTCCTTGCGGAAATACAAATCTCCGGCTTCTTCCTTCATGCGTGTAAGGAATGTTTCTTCCTCACCGATCACGCACCAATCTTCTGCAAAAATGTCAGAGGAAGACGGAACCCATGAGTCGGCACGACCGTCTGGATTCACAATGAGCATTTGATTGGTGTAGTCAATGTGCGGATTCTCGCGTGACATGAGAATGTCTTTCGCGGACTGAGGGAGTGACTGCATCTTTGGAATGATGTCAGCGTTAATACTTGCAGGGATTTGCTTTACAACAAATAACCCCTTACCATTCCATCCTTTTCTCTGGATGGCTTTGCCCTGTTTCAGGGCAACAATTGCTTTTCCAAAATCCATAATCTAAAAGTTTTATGTGAATAAAAAAGTTTTTCAGTTCTTGAAGATTCTTGCAACTCTTGAAAGAAACTGCAAGGATTTTTTTCTTCTTCTCGTTCAAATTCATGGTTCTAATGGCGTTGTTATTACTGTCCTTAATTTGTCAAAAGCATCTGAAATCTTTGGTTTTATAGCCAATTCCAGTTTTATGGCAGTTTCGTCATCTATGTCAATTCCGAGTTCCTCCGCTTTGCAAATTACATTATGGATTATGCCATATTCAACCTCGCTTTGGCCGTAATCCAGCCATTCAGCGCATTGTTTGCGTCGAGGCCAAAAGAAACGATTCCAAAACTTAACCCAAATTTCTTTCGGCGTATATAATACAATTTTAATAGTTTTCATAACGTACTCTGTTCTTTATAGTCGTGATAAACTTTCATGTATGTGCGCAACTGCATGAGCCTACCAAGCGTATCGTAGTGGATGCTCTCAAACTTCATCGCCCTGCGAAGTACAAGCGGCTTCATAAACCAGAAACTCTTCTCGGCCATGGCACGGTAGTATTCACTGCACGTCCGGCAAAAACGCAGCCTGTCTTCCAACAACTGCTCATAGCTGATGCAGAAGGGAATCGTGAGCAAGTTTTCGTCTCGCTCAAAGCGAGACAATACTTCTGTCTGGTGCTTGAAGAGGTTTTCATAAGACTTCAGAAAGTCCTTGAACTCTTCGTGGGTCATTTCATTTCCTGTTTTCATATTATATTTCTGCTTGGTATATCATGTTGCTTATCTCGTCCAAACTCTCCATGGCCTCGAAGACCGTACCAGAGAACTTGATGGTTCTGCAATCCGGCTTGGTGACACATCGGCGACCTGCAAAGTCATCACAGACTGCGGCATTGTCAATGACAGCCTCTATGCACGCGGCACGAATCAATGCCTTCTTGCCGTCATATATCGAAGTAACTTCTATAAACTCATTCATACTTTCAATGCGTAATCTATTTTTG